CTCTAGGCATCTCACTCTCTTGAGCAAGTTCAAGAATACCATTAATTGCTTCTTGACCTTTCTCTATAATACTGTAAAGATTACCACGAGTATACTCATAATCTTTTTCAATATCATCTTTGGTAAATCTATCTGGTTTCTGTTCTGGTGTAATACCAACTTTCTCAGAAGGAACCAGAGTTGACTCTACATTGAAAGCATCATCTAAGTTAGTCATCTTCATGTGTATTCGCCACTAAATCCAAAGTCATCACCCATTTCTATTAATGCATCATCTGCATCAGTGATAGCTAAGATTTCTGCTCCGTTTAGGTGTGAAGCAGCAGTTCTACCATCCTTACCTCTTTCAACAGTAACCTTATTACCGCTGATTGACTTAACATACAATTCTTCATCATCGATATCAATGTATGTGGATTTAGTAAGTTTAGTACCATCAACAACATTAATCGTTGTAATTACCTCATCAATATCCTCTGCGAGGTTGGTAAGAACACTACCGTCATAATCCTTAGTTGCTCTTGGAGTAACAGAGTATGTAACATCTCTTTCAACAGACTTAGCACCACCAGCAAGATATCTGACACCAACGGACTTGATGACATCCTTCGTAGCAGTAGTAATAGGACCGAATAGGTATGTCTTTGCACTAAATCTCATTGTATAAAGTAAAACTCTACGAGTAGTAAAGTTTCCTTCATACTGGTCATCCATTGTGACATTCTCTAGGATGATTGGAATATCTCTCTTCTCTTTTATTGATTGAACCAACTGTACAGTTAAATTATATGATGGTTGGAAATATGGAAGTATCTGCTCTACAATCTGTAATGCATCATCATTTAATTTTGTCATGATGCTTAATTCAAATTGCATATTATAAGGAACAGGCATATATGCACTTTTAGTAACAGATCCATCATTAGGATCCTTAACAGAAATCTGTTGAGTTGTAGTTACTTTCCTAGATGGATCATAATTAAGTCCAGTAAACTCAAAGGACATTCTAGGTAATGTCAATGAAGTTCTCTTACTGAGATCTGGTGACTCTTCTAATCTTGCTAAAAACTTTTGTGTAGGTCCATATGCCAAAGGAACTTTCACAGTAGAATCTTCTTGCTTAATGGTAAGATCATTAAAGAGAGTACCAAAAGCAATAATTGTCTTTCTAAAGATTTCGTTATAAAAATATTCAAACATAGTTACAGACCTATCGTATTATTTAGGGAGTACCAAATGGATTGCCTTCAGAGAAGTCCAGAATATCATCTGCTTCAGTCTCAAAGATATCATTATCACCAAATCCATCATCATAGTTAGTTAGGTCAATCAACCTTATAACACGAGATGCACCTGATGTAGATCCTGTGAGTGTCTCTTCTTTAGAGAAGGTTCCATCAACATTAGATATCTCAATTTCACTAGTTACAGAGTTCCAAGTTCTTACTCTTGCAGTAGCACCACTTGTTCCTCCAGTTACAATCTCATTAAACACAAAGGTTCCAGAACTTGTACCTGTTGGAGCAGCAATAGTGATTGTTGGTGGTGTTGTATAACCTGCACCAGCATTAGTGATGTGAATAGCAGAGATAGTACCTGCTGTGCTTACAACTGCTGTAGCAGCAGCAGAGACCGTTGAGAGACCTGTAAACGTGATAGTTGGTGATGTAGTATATCCAGAACCACCACCCGTAACAGTAACAATACCAATAGTACCATTTGCCATTACTGATGTAGCAGCAGCTCCTGTTCCTCCTCCATCTGAATTATTGGTAAAGAAATTAATTGCAGGACCACTAGTATATCCAGAACCTGGATTAACTAGATAAGCATTCTGTACGACACTCTTATTACTATTAGGTGCAGCAGCCCCAGCACATACAACAATTCCTCCAAGGAGATATGCAGTACCTACACCAGTTACTCCACCTGCAGGTGCAGATGAAATAGCAACTCTTGGGGGTTGAGTATAACTGTGGCCTCTATTGGTTATATCAATAAATTGAATACCACCATGTACCTGTGTCGTTACAGCAGTTGCTTGTTCAGCATCTCCAACAAGAGTAAGTTTCTGAGTGGTTCCAATTACAAAATCTTCACCATCTACACCTTCTGTTGCTTCTAAAGTATCATCAATTTCATCAACACCAGTATCAATAACTTCGTCTTCGTAACGGAAGAGTTCACAACGAAGTTCATATACATAAGTATTTCTTAATTGGTAAAATGGTTTCTCGTGCTCTACATACTTGATTTCAAATAAACGATCTCCTAATGGGAAGTAAATTAAATCCCCTTCCTTTGGTCTAGTTGAAAGTTTTATATTAGACTCATTCTTCATTAAAGGAGAAATATAAGTCTCAAATCTTTCCTTTGAAATAATTAAGGTAACTTCATTGGTTTGTTCAATACCAAATTTAGAAAGGAGAGTAGGATTATCTCCATATCCATCAAAGTTATCAATATATGCTTCTATAGGATAAGCATCCTCAAATGAAGATGCAGTTACTTCTCTTAATACTGAATCGGAAGACACATACTTCCGAGGCATATAATGTACATCAACACCATAAATTTTCAACTGCTCATTAATAAGCGATTGAACTAAACTTTGTTCGCTCTTGGAACCCTGTTGAAAATATGGATTAAGTACCATAATCTTAACCTATCATATCTAACGGTGGAAGTTCGTAAGTGTTAGACATTTGTTCTCTGATGACTTCGAGTTCTTTTTCTGCATCATCATAGATTTGTCTACCATTTAATTCGACCCCACCAGGTAGCTTAACCCCTTGGAATTTGAGTAAATTTTGTCCCCACTGCTTTTTAATTTTAGCAGTAGTATATCTCTTTAAGAATGAATCATTCCAGACCCTTGCATAATCATCCGGATGCAATGATCTATAACAATCCATTATTAAATAATCATCTTTACGAAGACTTGACCAATCAATATCAAGATATAACCTATCCATTCTCTGGTTAAATCTAATTTGTTTCTGTGTGGTCAATGCAAAATCAATATCCTCTAGGAAAGTCTTAACCATTGCATAAGTTAAGATTTCCGTAGAACCCCAATAGTAAATATCATTTAAGAATAACTGATACTTAACACTGAACATATTATTGGTAATAGTATTTGCACCATCAAAGTGCATTACCTTTGTTACACCAATAACTGATGGTGGTACTTGTAGATAATTACTATTCTCGGTCCAATCAAACTGTATTGTCTGCCCATCAATAGTTGATTCTGCAGTTGTTGTAACTATACCAACATTCTTATCATTACCTCGTGACCTTCCTCTATCAATGTCCTCTTGAGTAATCTTATACTTCATGAACATTTGGATGGTGCCATCAAAATGTCTCTCTTGGAAATACTGAATAGAGTCGTCTAAAATATCATCTATTTGTTCATCGGCAACATTAACTTCCAGCACCGGAGCACCTAGTTGTCTCTTACAATAAGTAACTAATTCTTGGCGAGTGGATGGTTGCATTTATACAGTACCTCTGTTTTAATATTTATAGAGCAGTAGAAATGCCTTGATTAACCATTACATTTCCGCTAACAATTCTATAAACCGTTGCTCCTGAGCTAACGTTAATATCATATACATATCTTCCTTCTGATAAATTTCTTGTTTGAGCAGCAGTTAAGGAAGCAATGAATTTACCATCAGAAGCACTTGTAAATCCAACTGTAAATGTTGCTGCAGGAGTACTATAAGAAGCACCAATAGCAACACTCTTAACCATTGCACCAGTACCAGTCCAAGTATTACCTACACCAGCAGAACCTGTATAGAAATCAAAATTTGCATTGGAAAGATTCTCTACTTCAAAATGCTGTCTAAAATCTGCACCTGGATTAATTACCAAGTTAGCACCATATGCAACACCAGAATCTGGGTCAAAAGTAAACTTCTTAGTTGCCATCGGTAGATCCTAAATTTGCTAATTCGGGTAATGTATCCTGTAATATCACACTATAGGTTGCCCTTTGTTTCATCTCCAATTTCACTAAGAATTTGCACATCTGTTGAAGTACTTCTACATCATCACACTCATCAATTTCCCTTGACATTTTTTCATATTCAAATGATTGTGATGGATTAGTTAATTCAATTTCGTCAGGGTTCATGTTCCTCATGTTGTTGTTTTTGAAACTAGTTCTTTAAGTAATGATTTAATCTCATTCATTTCACCTTTCAAATTAGCAAGATCTTCTTCCATGTTAACAGATTGTTCTTTTGCTTTTTGAGCAGCATCACGACGAGCAATATACTCATCATATTCGTTATCATTGATATTCATAATACTATTTGATACTGGGTCTCTAAGTAGATGCTCATGATCTTTTATTTTTACAAAATAATCGTCATTTTCCATATTATGCAAGAGTAATGGCTCTTAGTTCAGTGATTCTAGGACAGTATACTTGATTAACTGAAGCAAGTACAAACTTAATTCTATATGAATTAAATTTTGGTAAATTTTCTGCAGTAAAGGTGAGTTCCTTAAATGCCAAATCACCAGATTCAAAACCACCTACATCACTAGGTGCAGCATATATATCAGGTTCTCCATTATTAAGTTCAGGAAGAAGAACTTCACCCTTAGTGTTTATATTTCCATATCCTGGGAAAGGTCTAAACACTGGTTCAAAGTTTGGAGTATCAGAAATTGCATAGAATGCTCTAATTTCAGAGTATACATTAATGTGAGCACTCATCATAAGTTTTATAGAAGTTGCTCCATTTTGTAGAACATTTTCTTTAGAAACATATACACATGCACTTGGATCATCAAACATGCTGTTAACTCTCTTATCCCAAACATAATCAATAATTGGAGCATCAATTCTATTAGAAGTTAGAATTGCATTCATCCTCTGTGTATCAATTATTGGTGATAATCGACTATCGTTACTTTCTAATTTAAGTCTCAAATTGAAAGATCTATCACCAGAGAAGTTTTGAATTATTCCACTTGAAGTTTCATTAATTCTCGATGCAATCAACCTTGAAGTATCCAAATAATTTGTTTTATTCAAAGTAATAGATTCAAATCCTTGGTCAGCAAATGGTATATCTGCACCATCACCAGCACCTCGACCAACAGCACTACCAGAGACAGTTCTCAAAGTTGCGCTGACAGATGTTCCTGGAACTGTTATATTATGTACGTGTGGAGAAACAATCTCAAATGGCATATTCTGAGTTGCTTTTACATTAAATCCACCCGTTGATTTTGTATCATTAGCATATAATATAGGATAACTTTCACTTGTAGTTCTTGCAACTCCAGTTTTTGAAGTTAAATCTAATTTAATAGTATAGTGGTCATATCCTATTGGTGTTAATGATCCAGCTTCTATTACAGCATCGTCAATATCACCCAAATAATGAGTTGTATTAATTCTTCTTAAAGAAATACCAGCCAACTCATATTTCTCAACAGCTGCGCCCTTAAGATAGTTACTAGAAACAGTAGAATCTTGTTGTCTTGTAATTCCTGTTAAAGTATTACCAGAAGTACCAGTATACTTAATAATTTCGTTTCCAATCTTTGCATAACCTGGGTTGGTTACAGCAACAGCAACATTTTCAAAGGTACCAAAACTACCAATATCATCGATGGATATTGATGCAGTAGAACTTGAATTATATGGAGAACTCAATTTTGTTGGCATCTTATCTGATCCAGCATCAGAAATTGTCACATAATTTGTTTCATGGTACATACCATGGTTCTTATGGTCAACAACAATATGCTGTCCATCATGATAACCAAGATCCCAATCTTTAACAATTTCAATATTAGTTGGTAGAACATTACCACCAGTTCCGTTCATAGTCGTACCAACACCAACACTATTGGTAAACATCATAGTTTTACCAACACCTGTTGCAAAATCACCT